TAGATAACACGTCCCCTAGTTTTACCACGTTGGGCACAACCATCGCTACGGGATGATGCAGATGATTTAACCGCTCCACCTTTAGCAAAGGATGTCTGCTTATCCCCCCAAAAGTTGTCAGTGGGAGGCATGAACGACTTTACTGGTTTTGCACCTGTTGTACTTTCCGCTTTCGGTTTGTTGTACTCCAAACCACGATGCTTAGCGTATTCCTCTGGATGTTTCTCTTTGAAATCCTTCGCGTAACCCAAATCTTCATACGCATCTTTCATACGCTCTAACCTGCTTTTAGCCTTGGGTGTAGCTTTTGCTATAGGAAGGCGCTTTTTTTCTAGGGGCTTTTTTACTGGGATCTTTTTTACTGTAGGAGGTGGGCCTGCGTCTACATTATTAGCGCCGATAAAAGGGTTCTTAGTCTTAGCCTGAGTTGACTTTTCTCTACGGATAGGCTTGCTAGGTTCGTCAGGAACTACTCGGTTCTTAGTATTAACCGGAGTTGACTTTTCTCTACGGATAGGCTTGCTAGGTTCGTCAGGAACTACTCGGTTCTTAGTATTAACCGGAGTTGACTTGTACGGATCATTATTAAACTTACCCATTACACGAACCTCCCTTTAGTTTTACCTTTAGTTGCAACACCATCAGCAGCTTTTACGAAACCGCCAGCTTTCATCTTTTTAACAGGCTCCATCTTCTCCCCTTTAGTATCCTTGCCTTTGAATAACTTTTTTGGGTTAAACTTCTTAGCTGCCATTTTATCACCTTTGTTAAATTTCTTACCTTTATCAGCAGCTGCAAAGTCTTTACCTACTGCTTGCGGAACACCCGCTTTTTTCGCCATTTTCGGAGAATGAGCAATCATCTCCATGAAATTATGTTGTTTAATACTTTTAGAAGGCACTTTGCTTCTCCTTAATGTTTAAGTGTATCAATAAGCCCTGCAGTAAATGTAGCTACAGCCGCTCCTACTCCACCAACCCCTAGTAATAATCTCCAACCACCTTTAGCTTCAGATAAAGTTTTGTTTATTTCTCTAATAGCTTCTTTTATCTCTTCTATATCTATAGCCATTTTATCCATATCTGTTTGAATGTGCTTTATATCTGCACTATGGGTAGCAAGCTCTCTTACTGTTTGCATGTCAGGGGCATCCAATATTCAGTACTCCCTATCTTAGCCATAGAATACAGAAGCAGTAGTTGCTGCTGCATTGGTGACGTACAGCCCTGTATAGGCTAAGATACCTTCACCGGGGATAAGAATGTTTATAGAACCAACCGCACCAACTGCGGTTGGTGCGGTAAATGAATATAAGGTAGCCCCACCATTACCATCTGTAACAACTACAGTTCCACCAGAAGCATAACTAATAGTTAGACCTTTTAGTCTTGTACGCGTACTAACTGCAGTTGTACTAGCTCCAGCCGCACACACTGCCGATTTAACATCTGTTTGCATAGCCATAATTAATCTCCTAAAGTTTAAAGAAAGGAGCTTTCGCCCCGATCAGATTAATTAAGCTGTATACGCGCCGTTAGTAGGGACATAGTAAAACAGTCGGCCTGATACCGACCCACCAGTAGCGGCAGAAGCACCAACATTCCCCGTTATATACACCATCTCTGTCGCTGACATTGCCACACCTAAGTAAGTACCCGCACTACCTGTTGCCCATGTGAACGTCTGTTTACCAGCGTCAGCGTCGCCCTCGTTAATAAGTCTAGCTACCCCCACAGTACCTGATGTATACGTTGTGAAACTTAGGTCAAAAGTAGGGTCTACGCCACCAGTAGCTGCGGCATTAACTTGGATTTCAGTGATAACAACGCCAATCGGTAAGATTACGTTAGCAGTGTCAGTAGAGGACTTTTGAACTTTGGTTGCTGCGGCAGCTGTTGGGAGGAAATAGAAATCCGCAGCCATTAGCATTGAACCTGCGTATGCAGTTTTGGTAGTGTCGCCGCCGCCTGAACGCCAGATAGATTGAGTCGTAGATGTTGCCATTAGAATGTCCTTCATAGAAAGTCTAAGCTTGGTCGTCTTCTATGCGTCTGCCCGGGCAGTCTACCAAGCCGGATGATCCGGGTGTTAAAGTACTTATACTATAGTTCTATTTATGGCGCAAGCTTATTTTTATACCATAAAAAAGGCCCACCGAAGTGAGCCTTAATCTATTCTAAGTGCTTGATTTTACTAAGCGCCAGCTGAACCGTACATACTAAGTGGATCACTCCAACCGAAAGAATATCTTTCTCTTGAACGGTATCTTACGTTGCCAGTATCAAAGTCTCCTGACATGTCATTAGTGATAGGAGCACGAACAAAATGCTTCATACCATTAGGTACATCAGTAGTTAAGAACCAAGCGTTGCTGTCAGTCAAGAAATGATTAATAGCATAACCTTGTGGAATAGAACCGTTGTTTTTCAATGCGTTGATATCATTGTCAGCAGTTCCTACACGGTGTTCAGTTTCCAACAAGCGGGTTGCAACGAATTGCAATGCAGGTGGGACAATCAACTTTTTAGGTTTAGCAGCAATCAATAGACCACGTTCATCAGTCCATGCAGCGATTTGGATAACAGCCGCTTCTAGAGAAGTTTCGTTTAAATCAGCAGGGGTAGTTGGGATGTTACTGTTAGTGCCACCAGAAGTTAAAGGATGTGCAGCTGAGAACAACGCCACATCATCACCACCAGTATGACCAGCAGAGAAACCGTTGTTTAAAACAGCAGCTGCTTTTACTTGCTTAGTGTAAGACATAGCGCGAGCCAAACCTTTAGTATAACGAGCAGACAAGGAGTCATACAAGTTATCTTCAATAGCTTCTTCAGTTAATGAAAAGCCTAAAGCGATGGTTTCATGGTTGTAGCGAGCAGTCCAAGCTTCTTGAGCATTGTCATAACTAATGGCTGAGCCTTCGTTTTTGACTGGTGCGGCTGAGAAGCCAGACAGTTTTGTTTCTTCTTCAAATGAGCGTTCTGATGATTCAGTTTCATAAATTTCTTTATGTTCTTCACCATAACGAGCATATTCTAAACCAAAAAGAGCATTAAGGCCCGGAAGCAACTCTTTCAGTAATTGTGCGCGTGAAATAGCCATTTAATACTCCTTAAATGCCAGTAGTTGAGTTATATTGGTGATTATTAATCTTAACCAATACTTCTGAGAACGTAGTCGTTGTAGGAGCTGTGTCAGTCACAACATCAATGACGCGTAATACTGTAGTAGTAACACCAGATGAAGTGCTCAATACAGACACATTAGAATTGCCTGTAGCTGTAGAACCAGCGGTTTGTAATACAGTTACGTTACTACCTATAGCAGCGCGGGTTAAAGTAGCCATAGTAACGCCTGCAGAGCAAACTGCAACTTTAAAAATTGCCATAGGATCATCAACAATGATGGCAAAAGCATCAGATGCAACAGTGCCAGTAGGCCAATATTGTGTAAATATCTTTTGGCTAGTTGATGGGTTAGTATAAGAGCAGCCCAAGAAAACACCTGCTACAAAAACATCTGTAGCAGTTGTAACTCCTGAAACGATACATTGACCATTCGTGTCTATTTGAACAATATCACCATTAAAGATGTTTGCTGCATAACCAGAAGCGATCTGAACTAGACGAGTTGCACCTGCATAGGGCATCCCGTCTACTCGACCTACTGGTTTTAGACCGTATGGGGCGCTAACGGTTGGATAAGCCATTTAATACTCCAAATCTAAAATTTAATTATTGTCTGCCAAAGGATGTAGTAGATTTACGCTCATTAAAGAGCGGCATCCGTGGATCACTTTGACGCATTAAGTTATTATCTACTGCCTCTGTTTGAGCCTGTGTTTGACTGTTAAAATGCGCAGTCCGCTGTTCAACAAATTCTACAGGAATCTTACATAGCAATAAACCACCGATCTCTATGTTGTCTCTAAAACGACTAGTAGGGTCGATTAACAGTTGCATTCTTGGTTGTTCCGAAACATTAACAGGTTCCCAGCCTTCTCTCAGTTTTGCTGAAAGGTTACGGGGATCAGCTGCATTTAATGTTGATGTTCTAACCCATCTGTACGCATAGCCCGGTTGTTTATCCGGTTCAGGTAAAAGTTCAGCTGGTGCCCACTGCTTAGGCCGGGCTGAAGTATCCCGCGTTGTTACATCTCTTTGTATTCTGTTATCAGCCATTTTAGGCCTCCAATTTAGTTAGTTCGCGGGCGTATTGTTCATTAGTTAGTCCAAACTTCTTGGCTAACGCTACTTGCGTCTTACTTAGCGACACCTTTTTAGGGGCTGTGCTTCTCTTTACAGACGCTACTACCGTACTAAGTTTTGAGGTACGCTGGGTTCTAGTCCCATCGTTTTGGTCGCTAAATTCTTCTGGGAATCTGCGTTGTACTTCTTGGTCGATACGTTTATAGTATTCATCGCTTCCGATGAACTTGTCCCCATAAGTGTCTAAAAGGTCTTCGTGTATTCCTACAGCGAATCTACTCATGACTTTCTTAGTTGGATCAACATACCACGGATTTTCGGCTACCCAATCCGCTGCCTTTGGGTCTTTCTGTACAGCGCGTTGCTGTTTTTGTAGTAACTGTGCACCTGTGTCGGCGTTTTGTGCAGTAGGCCTGAAGTTTTGGGCTTTGTCAAGCTTATTTGTTGCCCTCATCAATTCTTCTTGTGCTTCAATGATTGCGTCAGTATTCCCGTAGTCATAAGCGTCCTTATAATTACGTTTAGCCTTCTCTATTTCTAACTCAGCAGAGGATTGATAAGTGCTTATTAACTCCTTTTCTCCTGATTGAAGTAAAGATTTAAGATGCTGGTTTTCATCCAGTATTTTTTGAGCTACAGATAGAGCTTCTTCTTGCTCACGATAGGCTTCCTCTTTCAGCCTACGTTCATCATGCCACGCTTTTTTATATTGTTTGAACTTGGTTTGCACCTTCCCAGAATAGTCGTCAGACCCATCAGCAGTTTCTAACTCCGCTATTATATCTTTAGGTAATGGGGGTCTAGCGTTTCTGTCAGCTATGGGCGTATCATCTTCAATCTCGATTTCAATCTCATCATCAGATTCGATGTCTACATCCTCACCAGCTTCATCAGCTTCATCAGGGAACTCATAATCATCTGCTTCGTACTTAGCCATTTAATAACTCCAAAATAGTTCTGTTGTTTCTGTTTGTGGGGGTCTCATTTATCATACGCGTGAGACACCCCTTGGGTCCAAAACAAGTGCTTCGATAGAATCATCATTGATAAGACGCATTTCCGTCCCATGAATCTTAACTCTTGTACCTGCATTTGGTCTTACGAGGACAAAATCCCCAACTTTACACCAAGGTCCAGAAGGGAAACGCTCTTTGTCATTGTAACAATCAGGACCAAGAGCCACGACGAACAGCACAGTAGCCAGAAGACCCTCATACCGTATCGTTTCATCAGCTTTAATAATACCGCTTTCATACTCTTTCTCCACTTCAGGTAATGCGCATAGTATGCGATACCCTGTTGGGGTAGGCAGTTGTGTTGCTTTTTCTTCGTTAGTAGCTGAGATGTCTATAGACCCCACAACTTTTGGGCTGTTTGGGTTAGACCCAATTAAAATTTTACTCATTCGTCTTCAAACTCCAGTTTCTTAGTTAGTACTTCTATAGCGTTTCGCGCCTGATCTAAGCCTTGGATTTGTCCACATATATACTTATACTGTGCATAGTCTTCTGCTCGACCAGATGCTAACGCTTGTGTTAATAACGATATTCTGTCATCAATTTGTTTAAAGAGAATCTCTGCTTCTCTATCCATTATTTTTTACCTGTTTTCGTATATTTTTTCAGATTATTTAATAACTTAAGTTGGTCTTCACTATAATTCATTTCTTTATTCTGTTTATCAGGCCATTGGTTAACCACGTATCCCCGCATTGCTGAGTCTGTAGCATTTCTCATTGCTGCATCTTCAGACATATTTTCATCTAAAGACATTTTATAATCGGCAGCAGTACCTTTTAAAGTCTTTATCTGAGCAGGTGTTAAAGAAGCTTGTAACCGCTCTCTAACCTCATTAGCATACTTATCTATGTGCATAATCTCACCTGCTAAATCCGAGGACCTAAAGTCATCAGTGTTATAAACTTCAACACCCGGTCTTTCTATAGGTAAGGTCTTACTTCTAGGGTCAGTAGGCTTACCTTGTTCATCTATAGGAAATGTTTCTGCATAGCCCCTATACTGCGAACCCACTTTACTACGTAACTCAGGTCTATCAACTACAACAGGGTTATGCTGTTTTATAAATGGGTACTCCTTTTCAGCAGCCTCTAATCTAGCATTTCCAGCAATCATACCTTGTGGACCATAGGGTTCGCCTTTTAATTCCTCAAAACCCCATCTATCTGTTGGTGGAGAAAAGGAGTTAATAAGTTCATTTTCTGGAGGCTCATATGCTTTTATAATATCTGCTGTTACAGCACCACCGTCTTTAAACCCTTCAGGCTTTTTTCCGCCTACCTCTCCTCCTTTAGTTTGCGTTTGTGTACGTCTCTCAGCTAAGAACTTAGCATGGTCATGTTGTTGATTTGTTTGTTGCTTCTTGTGCGCCCGCTCACTTTCTTTAAGAGCTACATCTACCTCTAATTTAGATACCCTATCATCTTGCTTTGCTCGTAGTTGAGCTTGAGTATCTTGCATCTTGGAGGAGATTTGAGCCATTGCAGACTGTTGCTGAGCCCCAATACGCTCACGATCCACTTGTATCTTCATCGCTTCCAACTGAGCATCAGACTGGTCTTTAGCTACTTTACGTTGTAAGTCTTGAGCTTTAATCTGTACCTCTTGTTGTTGCATTTGTATCAACGGGTCTTGTTGCTGTTGTTGAGCTTGTTGAGCTTGAGCTTCCTGTTGATTCTGTTGTAACAGCTGTTGTGAAGCTTGAGCCGCTAGTTGAGATATTTGCACTTCCATACTGTCAGGTATAGTTACTTGATTATCAGTATCATCTTCACCATAAGTAGGGATGTTTATACCCATAGTTTGTTCAATCTGTTTGCGATACTCATAACCAAGATGCTCATTTATATGCGCACCCATAGTTGCTTGTAGAGCCGCTAAAGCTTGGGGGTTTTGCCCCATAGCCTGTTGTAATACCATTTGGACTTTAGGGTCTTGCATCGCAGACATATGCACAGTAATATGCGCCTGATGGTCTTGGTATAAGAACGCTTTTACAGGCTTACCTTTAAGAATATTCTGATTCTCTGTAATTGGGTCACGAGGTTTCATATCATCTTCAATAGGTATTAACTTTTGGTAATTAGGTATACCTAATACTTCTAGCATTTGCCTATGTAAAACAGGGAGATTATATAGTTGAGGTGCACCTTGTGCTAGTTGTAGAGCTGCTTGATATTGAACGACCCTTTGTGCCATCGTTGCAGCATTAGGGTCTGATACAGGAAGTACGTATACTAAATCATAATCCGCCTTTTTAGCATGTCTACTGCCTTCTGTAGGTTCATAATCATACTCTTCTGGGCAATAGTCTCGAATGATGTTACGTAATAATATAAACTCTTGCTTCATCGAGTAGTGTATACGCGACTGTACTGCACTCATTACTTTAAGTGTTCTCTCAAGTACAGCAAGTGTTGTTCCAACAGGACTATTAGAGGACATATCAGAGACAGCAAGATCAGCAGCCCCGGCAAAACGTCGGCCTTCGTCGACTACCCCTTGAAGTAGAGTTAATAACGTCTGGCTTGGTTCTTTATAGGGTAGTGGCATGAAGTTATCACGCATTACACCTGACGGTACATCTACATCACGCCATTCACCCGGAGCAACCGGAGTATCGTCACCCTTAACTCTTAATCCTCTAGTTTTAAAACCCCCCGGAAGATTACTGAGAGTGCCCGCATCAACCAACTGACGAAGGATCGAAGTACTAGACTTGGCAAAAGCACCAATAAGATGAATAAGCCCAAAACAGTAAAAGCCAAAACCCGGCACATACCCATAGTGAACGAAGTGATTGCGTTTTTTAGAAGATTCATCGTCGGGGTCCCAATTTCTGCGAATTGATAGGATTGTATTTGTACCTTTTTCGATAGTAACCACATACGGTAATGCTATATCCGTTTGTTTTCCTTCATGATCCTCATGCTCAAAACCTTTAAGATTAATCTCAACGTGCATTTCTAACAGTTTAAACCGATCATCCGTTGATGCTCTAAACCCTAGCTTATCAGCTATCTTCTTCTCAATATCATCCATAGTATTGGAAGGTTCACCCAAATCTACATCTCTATAAAACCCTTCATACTGTAACCTACGTACTTCATTCTCAGTCTTGCGCATTATATGAGTTACACGTTCTGCGCTTTGTAAGTCAGCTGCCCCATAAGGTACAACTATATCTTCAGCAGGCACATACATCGCAACCTGCCGCCCTAAGTACGGGTCATAGTATACTTTCTTAAAGGCATTACCTGCCAAACCTAAACCCCATAACATGCGCTCATGTTCAGGTCTATACTCAGTCATCACATCGGTAAGCTGATAGTTCATGTCGTCTTGAACACGTTGCGCAGCTTCTTTCTTTTCTTCAGTCTCTTTGCCAATTATCTGTGTTTTAACTGGACCAGACGCAGGGAATGTTGCCGTGATAGTTTCTGCTTGGAACTTAATAACAGCCTCAGTTAACAGTGGGTGATACACACCACATGCCCCTTCCCAAGGTTCTGAGCGATCTTCCATCTTAAGGCCTAGCAGTTCAAGCCCATCAACATAAGTTTGAACCCAGTCTTTTCTTGCGCTTACATCAGCCTCAAAATCATTGATAAGATCAGACGCAAGCGATTGTAAAACCGAGTCATTGAGTTCTTCAGCCAAGTTAACACTAAATTTCTCCTCATCAACTTCTTTTTGAATTTTAAGAATTTCCTCTTCACCGTGTCTAATTGTTACTGACTCAGGGTCTTCAATCTCAATCTCTATCGGTTCTTGGTCTTCTTCTATGGGTACAGCATCTAAGCCTATAGGGGCTGGGTTCACACTTTTATCTATCATCTTGTTTCCTTAATTAGTAATAAGCAGCTTTCTTTCTGGCTTTATAATAATAGTCATCAACATCAGTTTCGTCACTGGGCAACCGCAAAAAGCCCCCCTGTCTAAACCGCAATAATGCTAATGTCGTAGAATCCACCAAGTCATCATGCGTCCCACTTGGAAAATCGTTACATTCTTCTATGACTTCTTTAGCCCATCTATGTTCTGGAGCCCATACTATGCCTGCGGAGAACAAATCAGATATAGCATTAACTCTACTAATCTTATCTTGACCTTTACCCGGTGTAAATTCCCCTATTGGTACACCCATACGCCTTAATTCTTGGTACAGGGCAGCCCCGTTAGACTTCTTTTCAACTATAAAAGAGTCAGGTTGCCATTCTTTATATTCTTCAAGTACAAGCTTCTTTAATTCAGGGAACTCTAAGCGTCTCTTTATAGCATTTAATAAAATAATATTAAAGTTATTAGTCTCTTCATTAAAAAATACCCCCCATATAGTAAGAGCATTATAGTCGGCTCTATTATTTGTTTCTTGTGCAGCATCGAGGGCCATAATGGTAAACTCACACTCAGGAGGGACGCTTCCTTCCCAAATATTCCACCATTCACGTTTAATTAACGCTCCTTCTTCTGAAGTTGGCTTCTGTAAATACTGTGCGTTCCAGTACCGTACATCTAACGATGCTTTCTTAGCTAATAGTTCTTCAATTTCCCAAAACTCAGGCCATAATGCAGTGCCATCATCTCTAATAGCAGGGAATTCTATGACTTCCCATGGGTCTACGCCCTCTTCACGCTCCATTTGTGCAACTATTTGCCCAGTTAGGTCCAACTTCGACCAGCGGGTCATAACAACAATAATAGCCCCACCCGGCATCAACCGTTGGATAGGTCCAGACTGGAACCATTCCCAAGCTGGGAGGAAAACACTAGCTCTATTCTGTTTAGCGTCCTGTTCTGAGTGTGGGTCATCAATTATAAAAAGGTCTGCCCCGCGACCCGCCAAAGCACCACCTACACCAATAGCAAAATACTCACCATTAAAGTTCGTACCCCATCTAGAGGCTGATTTAGAGTCAGACTGTAGCTCAACTTGTGGAAAAATGCCTTTATATTCATTGGAGCCCACTAAGTTACGCACCCGTCTACCAAAGCTAATAGCTAAGTCGGCAGTGTGAGAAGCCATTATGATCTTCTTTTGTGGAAATTTACCTAAAAACCACGCAGGAGCTAGGTACGATATAAGTTCAGACTTACCATGACGCGGTGCAATGTTAACTACAACACGTTTTTTCTTACCTGCAGCTATATCTTCAAAGACTTGTATCAGTTTTAAATGGTGTGGTCCTACTTTATAACCAGGATATACATGATTAATAAAATCTAGGAAAGACAGTTTCCCTAAAGTTTGAGCTATTTGCACCTCATATTCTTTTAATAGCAGTGCGGTACGGCGTTTTTGTGCGTCCGGCATCGTGGGTAATGCTTGACGTAGTTTAAATAAGTCCTCTGGAGTAAGTTTAATACTCATGCGAGGGCAATTATCTGTCTAGCTTCTGCATCTATAACCCTACCTTCTATAATACTAAGAGTATCTAACAACTCTTGTTCTACTTCTTCTATAGTCTGTATTTTAATAATTACTTCTGTACGCCGTTTGAAAGCATCTACACCATCTACATCACCTAAATGTTTTAGCGCAGCAACTCTGATCTTACTATCTTGAGTATTCTCTATCTCAGCGACTAACTTATTAATTACATACATCTTAAGATCAGCTAAGTCATCCACTATAGATACATTCATTTGAGCAACCATGCCTGCAAGTAGAGCAAGTGTCTCATTTGGGTATTGTGGGAACTGTGGGCGGTAACTTGGGTTTGCAGCCATTTCTATAGCAATAGCTTTAGCTTCTTCTACATCATGTTCTGTGGGTGTAATTGGGGTACTAGTTAGATCTGAAAGTAGTTTAACTACGTTTGCCCGCATGTGTAACTCTTCTGTAGGCGATAGTATGGGAAACGCATCTTTAGCATTTATGGGAAGAGTTATGTTCTCCTCTATGGTGGGGCAATTATAGTCTAATGTCATATTTACTACTTGGTAAAATGTTTTAAGTAGACTAACACATAGGTAAATTTTTGCGAAATATTTTTTGGTTTGGCTTTTTAAAAGCAATGGGGGGGGTCTGCTGGTGGATTTTGTGGTTCTATTTGAGCTAGTTCAAGTGTATAAGGCGGGATGGAACCAAACTGAGAAAATGGGGGTATAGGGGTCGTCATATTAATTATTATACTACTAAACTTTACCTAATAGATATTTTATGGTTTAATAGAACCGTACCAGATGCAAATGTGCAAACGGGCATGACAGGAGTATTACAATGAGTACGTACTTTGTACCGCAAGTGTATGCGTCTTTCGACGCATTGCGTGAGGC